TTGAATTTGATGGTAATGATAACTTGGTTCTTGATCAGGCTACTGAGATTCAGTTTGGTACTACTCACAAATTGGCAATGGACTCATCTGGTAACCTAACAGTTCCTGATGGAGAAATTAGATTTGGTACTTCTACTAGAAAATTAAAGATTGATACTGATGGTAATCTTGAAATTCCAACAGACGGAGAGATCAAGATAGGTACCAAGAGAATGAAGATTGGTACTAATGGTGATCTTGAGGTTGCCAATGATGGTACAAACTTTAACGAGATAGGTGGTGGTATTGGTACTCAGTTAGGTAATGCTCCTGCTGGTGCTTCTATCATAAAAGGTTATAACAACGTTACTATTCATAAACCTTCACCTTGTTTACTATACAGATTTACTGCATCTGGTAACAGTGCATATACAGTATCTGGACCTGGTCTTGCTGGTGCTGGTGTTTCTAATGCCGCATTAGTATTCCATAGAGGATTTACTTATGATCTTCACAATCAAGCAGGTGGTGTACACCCATTAAGATTACAGTCTACTTCTGGTGCCTCTGGCACAGAATATACAACTGGTGTTAGTGGAGACAATACAGGTATACAAACTATTACTGTTCCCCTTGATGCACCAGACACTTTATATTATCAGTGCACAGCGCACGCCGCTATGAACGGCACAATCACCGTAAAATGATAAATGACCAGAACAGTCCCAGGATCAGGAGCGAAAATTGAACCACTCTTTAACTCTATTTTTGGTGTTCGAGACGTTTATGTGGTGGATGGTGGTTCTGGCTATAACAGCTCTGATCCACCTGAATTAAAGATCGCTAATTGTGGTACTCCAATTAGAGATGCGGTTTTACAACCTATCATCTCTGATGGTGGACAGATTGCATCTGTAAAGGTATTAGATCCAGGTGAAGGGTATGATCCGTTAAGAATAGATATAGAGACTGATGGTGATGGTAAAGGTGCTTATGCTAAACCTATCTTGTGGGAAGAAGATCAGGTTGATATCAATGGTAATTTAATTGCACCTGCTGGATCACTTCAATATATTCAAGTATTATCAAATGGAGACGAGTTCTTCTCAGATGAAACCACTGCAACGATGAAAGGAGGTGGTGGATCTGGTGCTGAATTACGTCCTGTTGTAGGTCTTGTAACTGGTCTGTCATTAGAACAGTCTGGTGCAAATTACGAAATAGGTGATGTTAACATCATCATTTCTGGTGGCGGGGGTCAGGGTGCGACGGGTGTTACCGAAGTCAATGAGTTCGGTATCGTTAAGAGCATTGATATATCCAATCAAGGTGAGTTCTATGAAACTCCACCTATTATTCTATTGAATGGTGGTGGAGGATCTGGTGGTAAAGCAGTAGCGACAGTTGATCTAGGTGCTATTACTAACATCGAGATTACTAATCCTGGTGGTGGTTATTCCAGTGATCCTCAAGTTATCTTTACCAGAAACACTAACCTAACAAAACAGTCCAGAACAAGACAGTCTTTCAACTCAACACTTTATGATGTAACAGGTCTTTTAAAAGATCTTGATGAAGATGATCAGACTGTATATGTACAAACAACTGCTCCTTATCCAGGCTCAGGTAAGATCCTAGTCGGTAGGGAGGTTATTCGTTATACAGGTAAAACAACAACATCTTTTACTGGTTGTGACCGTGCTTTAAACTTTAGATATGATCAGAAGGTCACTTTAGATGCATTATCAGATATAGATGGTGTATCTCAATATGGTTTTAATGTTGGTGATAGAGTTGTAAGAACTACTGAGAGCTCTAGTAACAAGATTGCTAGGGTGTATGACTGGATTCCTGAACAGAGAGCACTATATCTGGTCTTCGAAGTTGATGAATTAGCATTCATTGACGGTGGATCTTCTAAAGTTATATCTCAGGTTATTGACTTTAGTGGTGGTGTTTCATCTGCATCTGCTACTGGTGTGGTTCCACATAACCTTGTTGACGCTCCAGGTGAAGAGATCATTACATTAACAGTACCTATTCAGAATATTCCAGATAAAGCATTCGAGGATATTGCTGAATTACAAGGTGAAGGTGATGGTATACCTGATCTTATTAACACAAACACAGATTTTGAAGGAGAGATAAGTCTCGATGGAGGTATTGCAACCTCTTTATATGGTATCGAAGAAACACTTGGTGGTACTAACACGACTTTGTTTGCAGTTGGCGATCAGATGACTGATGGTTCTTCTCCACCCAAATCACCAACAGTATCAATTGCTGGTGCATTAGGTGATGGTGACTACCATACTGCTGAAGTACAATTCATTTTCAGATCTCTTGATGAAAATGCTGCTCAAAATTACACTGTTGGTGAGATTGTTACAGGTTCTATTACAGGTATAACAGCAACAGTTACAGCTTGGGACGCAACAACCAAGACACTTACAGTTAATTCTGTAGTTGAAAATAATGGTAATTCCTTATGGAATAATAATGAAATTATAACAGGCGCAGGTACTGGAGCAGCAGGAACAATTCTAAGAATTCTGTTTCCTTCTGCTGTTAGAAACGAGCCTGATTAAACCCAGTATAAATAAAAAGAAGGCACAAGCAGCCAATGGCATTACTTACCGATCAATTTCGAATTTTTACCGCAGAAAAGTTCATCAAATCGCTTGAAGGTCCAGATAAGAACCAGAGCGATATAGCTGCTGGTGCGAATCGTGATCGTCTGTATGTTTTTATAGGCAGACCTCAAGAATGGGATAATGAGAATAACCCTCCTACTCCCGTGGATTCTTTCCAGGAGTTTTCTGATAGTTATGATGATATGATTTCGATGAAGCGTGTTCTAGCGAACGACGCTGTTCAGGTCATACGTCGTATCGACTGGATACCCCCAGAACAAACTACTGGTGGTTTGGGTTATGTGTACGATATGTATCGTCACGATTATTCATCCAGTAAGACTGCATCTTCTGGTGCTACTAAATTATATGATGCTGATTTCTATGTTGTAAACTCTTCATATCAAGCATATAAGTGTATCTACAACGGAACAAGTCCTAGTGATCCTAACGGAAAACCTTCTACTGTTGAACCTACAGGTACTTCAACTTCAATTATCACAACTGCTGATGGTTATCGTTGGAAGTATATGTTTACGATCCCAGTTGGTCAGGTTCTGAAGTTCTTCTCAGGCGATTATATGCCTGTACTACAAGACACTGCTGTTCAATCTGATGCCGTTGGTGGTGAGATTGATACGGTGGTTATACAATCATCTGGTTCTGGTTACAACAATGGTACATACGAAAATATCCCGATCAAGGGAGATGGCACGGGCGGTCGGATTAGTGTCGTTGTGGACGGCGGTCGCATTGTTAGTGCTACTGTAACCTCTGGAGGTTCTAATTATTCATTCGGTAAGGTGATTATTGATGAGATTAACGGTATTGGTGCTGGTACTGGTAGCGGTGGTGCTATCGATGTCATCATCCCGCCAAAGGGAGGACACGGATCAGATCCATCCACAGAACTGGGCGGTTTCCGTGTAATGATTAACACGAAGTTTACCTACGATGAAGGTTCAGGTGACTTCCCTACTGATAACGATTACCGTCGTATTGGATTAACTCTTAATCCATTTAAGTACGGTACAGAAGAATTGGCAGACGCAATTACATTGTCTGCGACTAACGCTGTGATTTTCTCTCCAGATTTCACAGGTTCATTTAACACTGACGAAATTATTACTCAAACTCGTACTATTGGTGGTCAGCAAGTGACTGCTAGAGGACGAGTTGTTTCTTGGAATACTACAACTAAGGTTCTGAAATACTACCAGAACAGAGTAGATGGTATCTTCCCAGAAATTTCTGGTAATAAGACCGTCTTTGATGGAGGTAATACTGTTGTTGGTTCTGGATCTGGTACTTCAGCCGACCCTGACATCAACTTCCCCATTATTCCTGGTGAAGCAACTCGTGTTATTAATAACACTGAGTACGATCTCGGTATGTCATTTACGTCTGGTTACGCCAAACCTGAAGTAAAGAAAGACTCTGGTAAAGTCATCTACATAGACAATAGGAGAGCAATCTCCCGTGCTGGCGACCAAATTGAGGACATCAAGATCGTAGTAGAGTTCTAAAAACAATGCCACAGAATACCAATCTGAATATATCGCCGTACTTCGACGATTTCGATAAAAACAATAACTTCTATCGAGTGCTGTTCCGTCCTGGATATCCTATCCAAGCACGGGAACTTACTACGATGCAATCTCTGATGCAAAATCAGGTTGAATCGTTTGGTTCGCATATGTTTAAAGATGGCTCTATGGTCATCCCAGGTCAGATTGGTTATGACCTAGACGCTAAAGCAGTTATACTTCAGGGTTCATTCTTAGGTGCAGACGTTGAGCAATATAGAGAGAAACTTAATGAGACTATTATCAGTGGTTTAACTACTGGTGTTAAGGCTAAAGTATTATTTTCAATTCCTGCTACTACTTCTGAGCGTGGTTATATTACATTATATGTTAAGTATTTGACTTCTGGTGGTGACGAATCTACTGAATCAACATTCTTAGATAACGAACAGTTAATATGTGAGTCTGAAATAACTTATGGTAGTTCTTTGATTGAGATCGGAACTCCATTTGCACAGTTACTTCCTTCTAATTCTACTGCTATTGGTTCTACTGCAACTGTTGCACAAGGTGTTTACTTCATCCGTGGTTACTTTGTTGATGTAAATGCACAAACAATTATTCTTGACCAGTATACAAATTCACCATCTTATAGGGTTGGTCTGGAGATTTTTGAATCTATTGTAACTCCAGAAGATGATCCTAACCTAAATGATAATGCAACTGGTACATCTAACTATTCTGCTCCAGGTGGACACCGTTTCAGGATTAGAACTAGTTTAGTTAAGAAGGTTATTGATGATGATACAGATAAGAACTTCATCGAACTATTAAGAATTAATAAGTCTCAGATTGAGACATTCGTTGAGAGAACTGCATATAACGAGATGGCAAGGGAACTTGCCCGTAGAACATTTGATGAATCAGGTAACTATACTGTTCGTGACTTTGATGTTCGTGTAAGAGAGCATAAGAATGATGGTATTAATGGTGGTGTATATTTACCAGGACAAGAATCTCCTGATGGTGTAGCAGCATCTGAAGCACATTTCTGTGTGGAAGTTGGTCCAGGTAAAGCATATGTTAGAGGATATGAGTCTGAAACTCTTGTACCTACCTATGTTGACCTAGAGAAATCAAGGACTACTGTTGCATTACAGAACTCTATTATCCCATTTGAACTCGGCAACTTTATGCTGATGAACAATGTGAAGGGTTCACCTATTATTAATGGTAACAATATCACAGAGAACTATCAGGTTGTTGAGTTTAGAGATATTAAACCTAATGGATCTTTATCAGCTAGTGGTGAATGTATAGGATATGGTCGTGTTGCTGCATATGAGTATCACGATGGTACTACTGTAACAGCACCTGCTACAGTATTCAAAGCATATCTCTTTGATTTACAACCACTTACCTTAATGAAAATGGGTGGTGCTGTGACTCTTGCACAAGGTCACGTTATTAGAGGACGTAGTTCCAAAGCAAAAGCATTTGTAGAAGCAGATTATAACGGTGTTGATCTAATTAAAGTGTACCAGGTATATGGTCAGTTCAGGGACGGTGAAGTCATTGAGCGTGATGGTGTAGAAATTGGTACTCTTAGTGACTGGTATCAGTATGAAATAACTGATGCTAAGGGAATAATTGGTAAGGATCCTCAGACTAATGCTGTTAGATTTGCAGGAGATTTACTATTAGATCAAGAAACAGTTATTGCTGGTACTAACTTTAATATTAGTTCTGGTGGTGCTACTGGTACCTTAACTGGTACACAGTCAAACTTCACCTTGGACTTAAGACCAGGTGATGTTCTAACCGTTAATGGTACTGATGAGCAGCAAATAGATCTCATTAGTATTGTTTCTACTAATATTGATAATCAGATTACTAGTGCTACTAGTGCACTTTATAGTGGTAATGCTATTAGTGCTGGTGATTATGGTTTCATAGTTCGTCGTAGACCTCAAATCTATGATCGTGAAACTGCTGATCTAATGATTGAAATGCCTAAGAATTCAATCAAATCAATCGCTGACGAGTCAGCAATCGTTGCACGTTCATTTGATGATATAACTGTTACTGGTGCTAATGACTTTACAATCTCATTACCAGCAGACGAACAGTTCCTTGCATATGATAAGGATCATTATTCATTGGTAGAACTTGCACCTACAGCAGGAACACTGATTGATATATCATCTAGTCATACATTTAACACAACTGGTACACCTAGAACCTCTCTAACAGTTACAGGTTTAACAGGTATTACTTCTTGTCGTATGATTACATCAGTTTCTAAGAACCAAGCAGAGAAGAAACTGAAGAATGCTACTGAGATGGAAGTGATGAAGGTTGAGCGTACTGCTAACTCTTCTGACAACATCAAGTATGGTTTAACCTATGGTTCATTATATGGTACACGTATTGAAGACGAGGAGATCTCTCTAGGATCTACTGACGTATATCATATCCACGCAGTATATGAATCTAACGATGACAATGCTGCTACTATCCCTCATATGACCTTCCAGGATGCAACTATCTTCCAGAAAGGTACTGTTATTGAAGGACAAACATCTAAGGCAAAGGCACGTGTTGTAAACTTTAACTCTGTCTCATATGTCTGTCATTTTGTATATGAGAATGATAATAGGTTCGCTCTTGGTGAGAGTGTACAAGGTTTTGATGCTAATGGTAATGTTATAACAGGTCTAGTTAATGACGCTGATGGTTCCATTAATAACGGTTCACGTAATATTACTGCTAACTTCTTCCTTGATCCTAATCAATTAGGTCATTACTATGATATTGGTAAATTAGTAAGATACAGTTCTTCTAGTGCACCTCTTCGTAAATTGATGATTGTGTTTAACAGGTTCACCCACGAAGCAACGGGTGACTACTTTGCTGCACAGTCTTATGTTGGTATTGATTATTCCAACATTCCAAGCGTAACATTTAGTGGTGAGAGCAGAGAATTAAGAGATGTTCTTGACTTCAGACCTGCTGTAACTCCTGTATTGTCAGGTTCAGGTACTGTTGGATCACCATATTATGTTAACTGTGCATCACTTGACTTTAAAGATAGAGGATTCTCCTCTGGTGGTGTATCAAATAACGCTACTATTATTGACGTTCCTAAGCCAGAGTCTGACTTCCGTTGTGACTATGACTATTACGTCAGCAGAATTGACAAACTATTCTTAACTGATCAGCAGAAATTTAAGATCGTTAAGGGTATACCTGGTGAGGGTGAAGACATCCCCACTGATATTGATAATGCAATGTTACTTGCTACTCTGTATCACGAACCTTATGGTTATGGTCCACAGAATGTACACATTGTAAGAGAGAATAACAGACGATTCACTATGCGTGACATCGGTCTAATTGAAAGACGTGTTGATAATCTTGAGTATTATACTGCTCTAAGTCTTCTCGAACTTGAAACTTCTTCATTACCTGTTAAGGATAGTGATGGATTTGATAAGTTTAAGAATGGTTTCCTTGTAGATGACTTTACTTCTTTCGATTCAGCAGAGACACTACACGAAGATTTTGCTTGTGCTGTTGACTTTGCAGAAGGTACACTTCGTGCTTCCCACTATACAACTAACGTACCACTACAATATAGTGCTTCTGGTTCTAGTGGTGTTACTGAGCACGTAACAGGTACTCTAACTCTTCCATATGATGAAGTAACATTTATTGTTCAACCATATGCATCACGTGTTGAGAATGTAAACCCATTCAACGTGTTTGCTTATATTGGTAGACTTGATCTATTCCCATCTTCTGATGACTGGGTAGATACACGTCGTGCTCCTGATCAAGTTGTAAACCTAGAAGGTGATTTCACTGCACAGGTTCAGAGATTTGGTGGAGATACAAACACAGGTTTTGTTCCAACTCAATGGAACTCTTGGAGAACTAACTGGACATCTAGTTCTAACAGAACTACCAGTCGCACAATGCGTCGTGGTAACTGGCCATTCATTAGAAGAATTACAACTAACACTACAAGTACAACCAGATCACAGACACGTTCTGGTATTAGAACTATCATCACTCCACGTGTTGATCGTCAGTCATTAGGAGATAAGACGATTGAAAGGACAGTAGTTCCATTTGTTCGTTCAAGAAATATTGCATTTAAGATTCAGCGTCTTAAGCCTAATACAAGATTCTATGCATTTATTGATAACGTAGATGTAAACTACTATACTTCACCAAGATTGTTAGAAGTTATTAAGGATCCTGTTGATGATAATCGTACTAATAACACACCATTTGTTACTGGTGAGACTGTTATTGGACAGACATCTGGTTGTAGATTAAAACTTGTAAGTCCTGAGACAGGATTTGATGATGGACTATCACCTTATGATGGTTCAGAATTACCTACATCATATGCGTCTACTACACCACTGCTCAACATTGATACTAGAACAATGTCTGAGACAGTTGCTGGTACATACTATGGTAATCCATTAGAGACTGAGATTCTTGTTGGACAGACATCTGGTGCACGTGCTGTTGTTAAGACTAAGCGTTTAGTTGCAAA